CTGCTTCGAAAGCCATCGAGTTGATAGTCAGGTCACGACGAGCCAGGTCTTCTTCCAGAGTCACATCGGTTCCAAATTCAGAGGTAAAGCCCAGGTAACCAGTCCCGGTCTTTTTCTCCCGACGGGCGAGAGCATATTCATCACCGGTTTCGGGATGCAGGAACACAGGAAAATCTGCACCGACCTGAGAAAACCCAGCAGCCAGCATATCAGAAGGAGATGAACCAACGACAACATAGTCTCGGTCTTTGGGTTCCAGACCCATCAGCATGTCACGGACAGCGCCGCCGACCAGATATGTTTTCATTGGTTCACCTCTTTTCATAAGACTAATCTATACCGTTTCGGGTTGAATGTCAACCCCCTCTTATTCAAACTCACAGATCAATTCTTCATAGTAATAACAGTCGTCTACATATTCAGGATCATATTGTTTTTCAATTGCTTGTTGAACATGATACTGATGATATGCAAAGTCGCGTTCTGCTTCAAGATGAGCAGCAAGTTCTTGTTCAGGAGTCATAACACAAGCAGAAAGAAGAGCAACAGCAGCAAGAGTGAGATATTTCATTTTGATTTCCTATTATGCAAAAGCGGTATTAAATTCAACCCCACCAAACTTGGTTCGGGTAAATGCACCAGCTTCAAAGAGAGAAGCAATCATTTCAGCATCAGCTTCGTTATTGATGTAATGCTGATCAATATGTTGAGTATTTTCAACAAAGGTCACAGTCCAAGACCAATCTTCAACTTTGCCGCGGCCCTTACGGCGAACTTCAGCCCATTCTTTTTCTACAATTGTAGTACGCATTTTCATTTTCCTCTACCTTATAGAATCAGTATAAACTATTTGAAAACAAATGTCAACTGTGAATCATTTTTTTAATGAAAATTTTTCTAAAATACGTTCTTTGATGTCGTTGAGTGTATCTTCCACATCCCATTCGTGCTCGAGCGCAAGTTTGTGACGTTCAGAAACTACTGAAACGCACTCATTCGCAATCAAACTTGCAAACATTTCAAGAGCGTCAGGAAACTCACGGTTCTCTTGCCAGATTCGCTCTTTGTTTCCGTTTGCCCAAGGTCCTTGAACCATACCAGCTTCTTTGGCAAGTCGCGTGATCATTTCAGACGTCATTCTTTGTCTCCTGTTGATGCTTCAAAAAATTATCCATGTATTTGCGAATGTTCTCAGCTCCAACTGGGTTCTTTGAATGTACTAAATAGTTAAAATTCTCTGGAAGTGAATCACCATCCATGACCATATCACAGAGTTGCTGCGCAATTTCGTAACCAGTTTTTTCGTTCTTACCAAGATCATGATCAAAGCTGATAAGTTTTGGAAGTCCAAACGTCACAACAAGTTCAAGCACATCGTCCCAGTTACGAGCAATGATCCATTCACTGTCTCGATAACTAATTTGATCTTGCCAAGTACCCCACTGCACATCCGTGGGAACTCGTTCGTCATCAATGAAAAGATTGTAGCCCATGTTGTATCTCCATTGCAATATAAATAGACAATATACCAATTCTCCCCATTTGTCAACGGAAATGATATGATAACAAACTATTTTTCACCCCTTGAGTTCGTAGTCACTGTTAAGAGGCTTCCTCATATCGAATTCTTTACACAGAGAACACAGATACCTAGTGTGTCTGCAGCACCGGTTGAAAAACCAACGCCATTTAATATGATGTATGAAACTCCAGATAAATTGAGATACGAAAATTTCAACTTCTCATTTATTATAGATGAAAAGATGAACAACTATCTCGAAATCTATAATTGGATTAAAGGTATCACGTTCCCACAGAACTACGATCAGTTCAAAGAAATAAATGAAAGTAAAGAAGGTAGATTTTCAGACATATCTGTTTTGGTATTAAACAGTAATAAAAATCCTTCGATCAATGTCACTTATCGCAATTGTTTTCCGATAAGTCTTTCGGAAATTACACTTGATACAACCTCTTCTGATTTAGTTTATCCAGAAGCAACTGTTACATTTCAGTATGACTATTACGAAATAGAACAGCTTTAAGTAGTTGACATTTAACAAAAAAATTATATAATATTTAAAATAGATTTTATAGTATGAGGCTTTGATGCAATTAGAAGAATTGAATGAGATGTGGGCGAAGGACGCCAAGATAGATGAAGCTCAACTGGGGCAGGAAGCTATCAAAATACCACAATTACATAACAAATATTATACGATTTACAGCAAAGAAGCTCTTCGGATGCGGAAATATAAATCCGATCTAAAAGAACTTGAGCACGCAAAATATGAATGGTACACTGGAACTATGGCAGAAGAGGATATGAAAGCCAGAGGCTGGCGTCCTAATCCTCTCAAAATTCTTCGAACAGATGTGAATAAATACATTGAGAGTGATAAAGATATTATCAACTTAAGTCTCAAGATCGACTATCACATGCAAATAGCAAATTATCTTGAGGATATTATAAAACAAATCAACAATAGAAACTTTATGATTAGAGCAGCTATTGATTGGGTAAAATTCCAATCCGGGGGATAATCTTTGTGCCAGATGTAGTAACAATTGAATATTTTAACGATGTATACATGAAAGTAACCGGCGATCCAGGCGTTAGACAAGAGCTATCTCAGTATTTTTCGTTCAGACCACCAGGCTATCAGTTTACACCATCATACAAGAATAGAGTATGGGATGGTTATATTCGCCTGTACAATCCAATGAGACCACTTCTCTATGCTGGGCTAATAGATTATGTAAAAAAATTCTGTGAAGACAGAGAATATGAACTCGTTCTTCCGGAATCGATGCACCCAGAGACTGATGTTCCTGATGATTATGTTGAAGAACTTGCTCGTGAACTTAACGCTAAACTAAAACCACGCGACTATCAAATACAGTATGTTTTAAACGCACTTCGCAACAGAAGATCACTTTCACTTTCTCCTACTTCATCGGGTAAGTCGTTCATCATCTATCTTATCCAGCAGCACTACTATCGCGCGTTTGGGCATAGAACTCTTATCATTGTTCCTACAATTTCTCTTGTACACCAAATGGCGGGTGACTTTATTGACTATGGGTGTGATCCCTCTTTGATCTACAAAATTCAAGGTGGCGTTGATAAGAATACTTCTTCATCAATTGTTATATCAACTTGGCAGTCTCTGATACGTCAACCAAAGGAATGGTTTGATCAATTCCGAGTTGTTCTTGGAGACGAAGCTCACTTGTTTCAAGCAAAATCGCTTACAACAATTATGGAAAAATTGACTGATGCACCCTATCGTCACGGCTTTACAGGTACGATCTCTACTGATTCCAAAGTACATAGACTCATTCTTGAAGGAGTTTTTGGTCCAATTAAAAGGTTTGTTACTACGAAACAACTAATGGATGAAGGTACTGTTGCTGATTTTAAAGTAAAAGCACTTGTTCTTCAACACAGCAATGAGACGAAAGAAGTCTTTGCAAAGAACTTGAAAGAATTAAAAAAGAAAAATCCAACAAAAAAGAATTTGATTTACACTGCTGAGCGTGAATTCATTTTTGCAAATGAGAAGAGAAACAAATTTATTCAAAACTTGGTCCACTCTTTGGATAATCAAAACAATCTTATTCTTTTTGATTGGGTTGAAAAACATGGTAAGATCTTGGAACCTTTGCTTCGCAAAGAAGGACGAGTCCTACATTTCATTTATGGTAATACGCCTGGCGAAGAACGTGAACGCATTCGTCACATCATTGAAAATGATCCAGAAAAGAGACATGATATTCTTGCATCGTTTGGTGTTTTTTCTACTGGTGTTAGCATAAAACGAATTGACAACGCTATCTTTGCTTCTGCTTATAAAGGAGAGATTAAGACTCTTCAGTCCATCGGTAGAACGTTGCGCAAAGGAAATGGTTCTGACAAAGCTATACTATATGATATAACAGATGATCTCACGTTTGGTTCATTCACAAACTATACATTGCAACACTTCAGAAAACGCATTGAGATCTATGGATCAGAACAGTTTCCATTCAGAATATATAATATAGATATTTGAATCATCCTTTAAGCTTTTATGGATGATAATCCAATTATAACACAACCAGAATATTTGTCAACTGATTCTTTTTGGTTGACATTTATTATTTGTTGTGTTATACTAGAAATAATTAAGAACAAAAGGAATTTCTTTATGACTATTCAAAAAAGAGTAAAAAAGAACTATATTAATAATAAGGACCTTTTTGAAGCACTTGTCCAGTATCAAAAAGACTGCAAAGAAGCAGAAAATTGTGGTGAAGAAAAACCAATTGTAACAAAATATATTGGCGAGTCAATCTATCAAATAGCTTCAAGACTTTCAACAAAACCAAACTTTTCTGGATATTCTTTTAAAGATGATATGGTGATGGATGGCATTGAAAATTGCTTACAATATATGCACAACTTCGATCCAGAGAAAACTCAAAACCCGTTTGCTTATTTTACACAAATTATTTGGTACGCGTTTTTGCGTCGTATTGCAAAAGAAAAAAAGCAGATGTACATACGATATAAGTCTTCTCACGAAATGATTTCAATGGGAGAAACTTATGAAGGCGGCCAAGAGATAGCTCTTTATCTAAATACGAGCGCAGACTATATCAACAACTTTATTGAAGACTATGAAAGCAAATTGATTAAAGGTAAAAAGAAAACAATAGACGAGGAAGAATAATGTTACCTGTCATAATTGAAGATTATATAAAGAATTTGACTAACAAAAATACGCATGCTGAAAGAAGACAATTTTATTACATTACGCTTATTAAAATACGTGATGAAGTCGGTAATGCAATTTCTAAATATGAAAAGGAAAAGAGCACTCGTAAATGAAAATAGCCTTACTTTGTGATTCGCACTTCGGAACACGCTCGGACTCTAAAGTATTTTTAGAACACCAGGCTAAGTTCTTTCAAGAGCAGTTTTTTTCGTATCTAGAACAAAATGAAATTGATACGATTATACATTTAGGAGATATCTTTGACCGACGCAAGTATATCAACTTTTATACTTTAAAACGTGCCAAAGAATTTTTCTTTGATGAGATGAAGAAGAGAAACATTGAAATGCATGCTATTCTCGGAAATCATGATACATTTTTCACTACAACAAACGAAATTAATTCAGTCGCTTTGCTACTTACCGAGTATGATAACATTCATATCTATGAAGATGAAGTTACTGAGTTGGATTTTGGCTCTACTCGTTTTGCAATGTGTCCGTGGCTTACAAAGGAAAACACAGAAAAAAATCTCAAAGCACTCAAGAATTCAAATGCTCATATTCTTTGCGCGCATTTTGATCTAAAGGGGTTCGAAATGATGAAAGGCGTCGTGAGCGATCACGGACTTGATCACAAGACGTTTGACCACTTTGAAGCCGTGTATTCTGGACACTATCATCATCAGTCTCAGTATGGGAATGTCAAGTATCTCGGAGCTCAGTACGAAATGAACTGGTCCGACTACGCTTGCAAAAAAGGATTTCATGTTATTGACACTGAAAATCGTGAGTTGACATTTATAGAAAATGATGTTAGAATATATCATAAGATTAATTATGACGACGTAGATCTTACTATTGACGATATTGCGTCTCTTGACACTTCAGCTCTGAAAGATTGTTATGTGAAGGTTGTAGTGAAAAACAGAACAAATCCTTATCTATACGATCTATTCTTGAACAGATTAAACGAGTGCGGCGCAGCAGACATCAAGTCCGTAGAAGACAATCTAAGTCTTTCAGAGTCTGGTGTTGAAGAAATGCTGGAAGACGCCAAGGATACAAAAGACATTTTGCATGCTTATATTGATTCTGTCGAAACGACGATCGAAAAATCTAAAATCAAGAAAGTAGTAGATCAATTATATCTAGAAGCACTTAATGTTTAAAGATGTATTATCACGTAATTTTAGGAACAAAACATATTGATTTGATCAAGGCCTCTTCACCAGAAGAGGCCATTCAAATTATCATTATGAAGTTTGGTTCTGCGTCAGTCTACT